TTAAGAATCAGCGTCCTGAAATCCTTCGCAAGCTCTGTGAAACTCGCTAGTTTCACAATCGATAAGCATCGTCGCGTCAATCAGCAACACGACCTCGTTTAGCACCTGACGGGCTTGCCCAACTGGCAACCCGCTAAGGTGCTGTTTGATGATGTTTATGGCTAACTTTGAAATTTCCGAATTATCTAAAGCGATACTGCTGTAGCTGGTTTCTGACATGTTTATTTCCTCGTGGATGAATAACCCATGAATATAATGAGCTAAATCGGAAAACAGGGATGGTAAAGCCCTTTAACTATCCATCTTCACCCGAAGCCCCATCCTCAAATAATTTCCCCTGCATCCGATCCAGTTCTTCTCTTTTTACCCGTTTCACAACGCTGTAAATCCACTGAAGCGAAACGCCGAACTTACGGGCCAGTTCGTGATGATTGCGTCCGTCAAACTCCAGGAAGATCTCCCTGTCGCGCTGGCTAACTCTCCAAACCATGCCCATCGGGAAATACACGTTCTGCCCGCCCCAGACCTGCATCATACGGTTGGCCACTGCCTCGCCGATTTGGTCAGCCACGGCGACGTCAATCTCAATGATTTCACGCACCGTGGTAGCTGTATGCTGGGCGAGTTCAACTAGCAATTCAGGCCCTTTACTGCGAAACTGGCTATGGTCGCTCATGATCGTTTCCCCGTTGTCCGGTAATGCCACTTTTTGAGCTTCTCAATAACACTGCTGGCCTGTTCCGAATTCAGCCAGCGCAATCCGTCAACACCTGTTTCCCGTTTAACCCAACGTGCCAGCGAGAGTTCAGAACTGTCACGGATAACGCCTGCTGCAGCCATATCCAGCCAGAGAGCGCGTATTTTTCGGGACTGTGGATGGTCATCCAACGCAATACCAGTTTTAGCATTCCCGCCAGGCTTGACCCTGAATCCTTTCTTTTTCATGGAGTCCAAAACTTTGGTTAGCTGCGGAAGATCCATCCCTTTGGCTGAAGCCCTACCGGTTAGCCCCTGCAACATCTGACGGTAGGTATCTTCGTCCATCTTCAGATCATTACGGGCAATATGAATAAGCTGGATTAATTGTTGTTTAGTCATGGCTGTCGTCTCCAGCAACCAGTTGGCCAATATAATCGACAAAAAGCGGCAAAGTTATTGGCCAGAGCAGGAAGATAACTGACCAGCTTACCCAGCGTTTCGCCCCCTGGTAACGCGAGTAAAAACCCATATAAAGGTGCAAATTAGCGGTACACCAGCCCACAAAGCCATACCAGAACACACCAGATACAATGAACTCTGCCATCATCGTGCCCCCAGTTTCCGCTGTTCCTGTCCGTTTATTGGCTGGTGCAGCCTGATGTTCTCGCCTTCCCTGTAACCAAGGTGGCGGGACATGTCCGCATCACGTGATTTCCCAGCCTCACGGCCCGTGGTTGTGCCTGAATCTGGGTATTTCTGCTCAAGCCAGAGTTTAGCCAGCTCCCGTTCCTCGCGGGACATAGCAAATAAATGAACCTCGCTGCGCACGGCCAGTACCCAGCCTTCGGCAAATTTATCACCTCGACTGGTTTTGGTTTTGTTCTTGATCCTTTTATTCTGCTGCCCGATATAGCTTTTACGTGCCGCTATTAATTGTCTGGCCAGCACCTCCCATGTGTACGAGGCCAGTTCCACACGACCTTTATTACCGTAAAAACCAACGCGGGGGTTAAAGCCGGAATGAATAATAGATTTAACGCCAAATGCCGTTTGGATGATATCCAGCAGGCCCAGCATATAACGTGGGGGATTAACGCTACCTGCAGCCCAGTAGCGACTGATGCTTTCATCAATGTCACTAAGTGCAAGGTCATTTTGGGTAATATTGTATGCCTGCATCAGTTTTTGGGCGCGTTGTAGGGCCAGCGCCGCTTCGTGGGGGTTATCGGATTTAGCCAGCGCCAGCAGTTTTTTTAACTTCTCCAGCACTTTTTCATTATTTTGCTGCATAAGTCACCCCCAGACGTTCGGCAAGGCGTTCCAGCTTTTTCTGCTTATGAAAGTCAATAATCAGCCCCATCCCGTTGAGGCGGAACTGTTCAATCATGATTTCAACGTCAGCCAGTTCGCCAGCTAGGTCAACTTCGTTACCCAGCCCATTCATATTACGAGCAGCGGCAGCGGCCAGTTCGGCAGCTTCTTCTATCAGCTTCAAAGCCTGAGCTTCTGGCCCGAAGGTTTTCAGGGCCAGATTGTAGATCATCGAACGGTTATACAATTTCATGCCTTTCATCTTCTCTTCCCCAAATTAATGGCGTGATACGCCGATAACTTTCACGTGGCCATTCTCAGTTATTTCCAGCTCGTACAGCGGCGGCATTTTTCTCAGGTGGTCACTGGTTGCGTGAAGAACGTAAATGGCCTGATCCAGGCCATTGGTTGCTACGATGGCGTGCGAAGCCATGCTGATTAATTTGATTAATACCTGTCTGATATGAGTGGGTGTTTCACAACCACAGTCGCTGATATATTCCGCGACAATCTCACGGGTGCGTTTTTCGGCCTCTTTAGCGGTAATCATTTCTTTGCCTCGCAAGGGATGAACTCCATGGAAGGGATTTCTACGTAGTAATGCTGGCTGCAGTGAGGGCATACCAACGTGACGAGAACCGCAGGGACACGGTATTTACCGGAGGTAATCACGCTGGCCTCGCTGAACTTAATGGTGGTAATGCCTTTCTGGCAGTTGATACATTTGATGGACATATTTAATTCCTTAAAGCTGTTTTCGGCGTGCAGAAACCCACGGCGCTGACGCCGAAATAAAAGAAAGTGCTAATTAAATTAAATGGCAGAGATATTTAACGGGATATTAATTAGCTCTCCGCTTTCATCTTTTTTTTCCCGAAAATTAATATATGTTTTAGATACGGCAATCTGTAATGATTCAGATATGGCATCCATCGCTTTATTCCAGCGGTCATCCGTAATTTTGACTCGGCGCAAAGAAAGGATGCGTCCAGTATTAAGCTGCCCCTCTTTATCCACCTGGAAGGCATCGCTGATGATAGCCCGAAGGTTATCATTCGCACCTTCCGACCACTCGGTGACACACTCATCAATAAGGTCTTTAGCTATCTGCAATTCCGGCCCAAAGGCCAAAGAATCCTGCACTTTTATGGTAATTTGTAAACTGCCGTCAAAGCTGCTGAAGGACACATTACCTTTAGCTCCACCACGAGTACGTCCGTACTTCTCAGCAACGAGATCAAGCCAGGCATAACATTCATCAAAAGCACGGCGCTTAAAATCGCGTAATTCCGCGCTTTTGACCTTTGCTGCCGCCACTTGCTCTTTGACGAAAGAGTCCATCGCCAGATCGTAATCAGATACGTGTGCAATCGGCACCAAACGGCCTTTGCGGTCTTTCATATATTCTTCTTTATCTACTTCGCTCATTTTTGTTCACCTTGTGGTTAATGTAATGATTCTGACCAGGTAATCCGGCAGCCATGCAGTTCAAATACCCCCTGACGGAAACGGCCAGAGCCGTCGTGACCGAAATGGATATAGCTTGCTTTTCCCTGCTCTAGCAGGCGGAGGCAGTGACCATTTCTGGCTATACGGATAACCGGCTTACTGCCTAAAATCATGATGCTCTGAACGGTGCTGTTCATGGCGTTCAGCGCGGCTATGGCAGACTGCAAATGGTGCATCTGCTGGTTGATATCGGTGATGGATTTCATGGTTACACCCCCTTAACGACATCGGCATTGACCTGCGGAACCCCAATTTCAGCAGCGAGGTTCATGGCGGCTATCACCAAGTTACTGACAGCCAGTGGATACAGCAGGCTGATCATGCTTTTACGGTTGCTACCCAGATTGCTCAAGCGGGTGCGAATGGCGTCCACCGCGCTGGCGTCCATGACGTCGGCCAGCTGCTTCCCAGCCCGCTGCAGTTTGAAGGCCAGAAAATCTTCCAGACTGTTATCCAGCGGTAGCAGCTCAATGACTTCACAACGCTGTACCACTTCGCGCACTTCCATGTTGCGTTCGGACAGTTTTTCCGCCAGTTCAGGCTGGCCAATCAGCACGATGGACAACAACCGTTTAAAACCGGACTCCAACTCAAAGAAGCGCTTGAGATGTTTCAGGGTCGGGATGGGCAGACTGTGGGCCTCCTCAATCACCAGAACGTGGCTGAAACCCGCCTGGCTGCTGTCTTTCAGCACACGGTGCAACTGGCGAAAACGGGCATCCTGGCTGCGTTTAATGTTCTCTAACGGCGCAATGGTGCTGACAATGGCCTCGGCGATAGCCGCCGCCTTCAGGGTTTTCCCTTTCACATCGTTGTCTTCCATAGCGATGATGTAAGGTTCAATGACTACCACTGGCGCATTCTCACGGTTGATGCGTTCAATCAGGTCGCGGCGCAACGTGGATTTACCCGCACCGGACTCACCGATAACCGCCATAAAGCCACCGTGGCGGGCGGTCTGGTACAGAGCCTCACGCACGTAACGAATATCGGGTGTGGTGAACACATCCTCCGCGCCCTGCATGGCATCATCGGCAAACGGGTCTCGGAAAAGACCAAACGCTTTTTTTGTTGCTGGAAATAACACCTGCTTTTTGAGTAACATGTTCTCTTCCTCACTGAGGTTGGTTTTATCGGTAGTGCCCGCTGTACGGGGCGTGACAGCGCCCTGTGCAGCACCAAAACTCTTCGTTGTATCAATCCCCTGACTTTCCAGATAAGACGCCAAACGCTGGCGTACCTCCTCCGGGCGGGTGCGGGGCCACTCGTTATGGTTCACAATCTGGGCCAGCGTGGCCTCGGAAACGGCAACGGCTCTTGCCACCACCGCCTGCGGGATACGGGCCTCTTTCAGTTGGTGCTTCAGTACCAGCATGTTTTCCTCCTCAGTTGCCGTTAACGATGCTGATAACGCTGCTGCGGGCCGGAGTGGTCATAGCGGTCATCACCTCATCCAACACAACTTCCGGTACGCCATTTGGGTACTGTGCTGTTAGCTGGCGATAATGTTCCGGTGTCCAGGTATGACCGTTAGCGCTGAACTTCTCGCGTAGGGCTTTCGCCGCTTCCACATGGGTCAACGGACGCTGCTCAACACGTGGGCCGCGTACTTCTGACACCTGACCGCGTTTAGGCATGTAGGCAGGAAGCGTGGCGTCGTCGATATGTTTGTAAGGGTCAAGCCTGCCGCCGAACGGCAGTGCCTTCGCTTTACGTGCCGCAGCGGCATCAGTGGCGTTATCTGTTTCGGTGACAAGCTGTTCAATCTCTTTTGCTGCTGTCTGGGCTGGGGTGTCTGCCACGGCTTTATGGCTTGCGCCAAACACAGCCGCACTTTCAGCAAAGCCAAATTCGTTCTTTTTAACCTCGTCAACAAGGAAGAACATTTCGTGGCCGCCTTCCCCCGTCAGCACAACCTGTGCGGCATCGGTACGCCATGGATTGCGGGTAATCATCAGCTTTTCGCCAACCATCACGCCCGGTACCGCAGAGACGTCGTACTCGATTCCTCGGAACGGCACCCGTAGCTTTGATGTCACTTTGCGGCTCTCCGGCGCGGCTACCGCGAGTTCGCGGCACACTTCAGCAGTTGGCGCTTTCAACAGTTGGTCGGCGGTGATTTTCAACCAGATATCCGTTCGGGTTTTACGATGGCGGCTGTGAATTGCCGTTGCGTTAAAGTGGCTGCGCCATTTGGCGGCCAGTGCGTTCAGCTCTTCTAGGCTGCTGACCGGCTGGAACTTGAGCCCCGGCTCTAGCTTGCGTTCGATAATGTCTCGGGCTTTTTCTACCTGACCAGTCGCACGGGCGTTATGTGGTTTATGTGCGATCAGATTGATACCCAGTGACCGGCACATGTTTTTAGTCATGCCAGCGGTGTTTGCCGAACCGGGGTCGAGGTAGAGAATTTTCGGCACACCGTGCAACACATCCGCACCACCGCGTTCCTGCATCGCGTTGATGAGAACGGAACAGAGGTTCTCACCTGATTCCGCGCCCATCACGTACTCAACGTAAATCCAGCCGCTGGTGTGGTCGGTAAGCTCATAACTCCACACACGGTCACTGGCGATGCGGGCAATATTGGCAGGCTTGTTCTTATAGAATTTTGCACTGTCCATCACCTGCAATCCCTTGTGGCCGTTGCTCAGGTAATAAAGGGTGCAGAGTGAAGCATCAATCTCCCAGACGTGGTTAGGGTGCAGGCTGGCCATTTCTGAAGACGGGGCTGGGGCGTCCAGTTGTTCTGGGTGCAGGCCGTAGTTACGCAGGGCGCGGCTGATGGTGTCCTCAGACAGCGGAAAGAATTCGCCGGTTTCTTCATCCGTTCTGCCTGCGGTGATAAAGCCATTAGTACGTAGGGTCTCCACCGCATCAGAGATGGAATAAAGACGTTTGCCGTTTTTACGGGTTGCTTCACGCAGAGTCGCAGATATCAGCGCGGCTTCGTCGCGGCTCAGGGCGCTGCGCCCGGCATCAGCGCGTTTTTTACGTTTGTCAGTCACTGAAACCTCCTTTAGCTTGCGCAGTAGCGTTGCGCGGGACAAGCCCAGTTCAATACAGGCTGCGTCATATACTGCACCGCGTTTACCATGCCCCGCGTCACGCGCCGCGCGGGCAACAGAAACCAGTCGTTCAGTCAGGGCGGCGCTCATCGGTTACGCCTCCTGCCGGTTAATCTCAGGTTCTGGCTCAGTCAGCCAGGCTGGAGCAGCATTGCCTGTCGGGGTATCTGGAAGGTCAAAGGTCGAGCGAAGGCTGCGGGCAGCATGTTCCAGCTCACAAATAAGCCCTGTCATAAAGTCTTTCGGCGTATCAATCTGATTTTCTGCGCAATATGCGCACAGCGTTTCAAAGGCGCTGAACAGGCGAACAGTGATGGCTGATTCAGCTTCGGTGGAGAGTGCTGTCACTTCAGCCCGCAGTTTCTTCACCTCTTCATCAGGTTTGGGCGGCTGAATACGGGACTTTTTCTCCAGTTTGGTGGAGAGCACGTCAATCTTTTCATTCTTGTCTGCGAGAACACGCTGCTGTGCTGAGTTGGTTTCGCGGGCTTCGCGCAATGCAGCTTTCAGTTCACGGCTGGTCATGCGATCGATATCGTCAAGTGTCATACCGGCAACAGTGCCACCATCAGCCAATTCGACCAGATCGTCATCATCTTCGGTCATCAACTCGAAGAGTTTTGTTTTTCCCAAAAGCGCAAGCGCTTGCGCTTTTGATTCAAGTTTTGGGGAAAGATATTTGAGTGATGCCTGCATCATTACCTGTGCAGTCCGCTTTGGTAGAAATAACTGAGATTCAACTATTTCAATGAAGTCACCATGTGGTTCATTCTCTTTAAGAATAACAAGCCTTTTGCCCGCTTCCAGCATGGCTTCCGCACTCTGCGCCATGTAAAAACGTGTCTCATGTACGATACGATCTCGTTCATACGGCAGGCCATCACCAAACTGCTGCATGATTTCAAGGCGATGCTCAGTCATGGCATTAATATTGATGTCGAGGTCATCAGTCAGTGGGGTATCTTCAATCAATTCAATTGGTTGTGTTTTGGTACGTCCCATTTCAACTCCTTAGCGACTGCCAGCCATAACGCGCTGGTTAATTTCATTGATGCGATCTTGTGCCCTAGCCATCTCGCTGCTGTGCGCCATGGCGATTTGTAAAAGCTGCACGCCTGGCGCAAAGCGCCCGTTATCAAGTTTCAGGGCTAGCCCTTCTTCGATAAGAGTGTTCAGCGCCCGATTGATATTTGCTGGTGACTCACCGAGTGCTGATGCCAGTTCGCCATTTGAAACGCCGTTCAAAGCATGACCACGCAGCGCTTTAAGTACCCGTAGGATGCGAGAGCCAGAACTGGAGATATTTGTCTTAGTCATGCCACATTCCCCTTTTTGCAATATGTGATAACCTGTTACGCAGGTTAAAATTTCAGGCAGCTTGAGCTGAAGGTTTAAGTCCCAGCTTTACAGCAATTTCATGGGATTTGCCGTAGTGAGCTTTGGCTTGACCATTAAGAACCCGGTAGACCTCATTACGGGTATAGCCATTTTCTTCAGCCCAGCGGGTAAATGTGACCCCACGCTGACGGAAGAGAGTTTTAACTTGTTCTGCAGTCATCGTTGTCTCCTTGGTTGATGCAATGATGTTTGGTTTATATGTGATAGATTATGTGATCAATACATCACATAGTCAAGGTGGTTTTGTGACTAATAAGTCAATATTTGAGCGTCTCAAAGAAGAGCGAAAAAAACTAAAGCTGACTCAGGCCACAGCAGCATTGCTCGCGGGAGTTAAGCGCGAGACGTGGAGTCGATATGAGTCTGGTCTTATGTCACCAGGAATGGAGGTTCTCGCTGCATTAGCTACTGCAGGGGCTAACATTCAATACATTCTGACGGGGGAGTCATCAGGAACAACCCTTTCCAGAGATGAAATGGAGTTACTGCAGCGTTACCGGGAGGCACCTCTTCAGGTCAAAGGGTCGGTGTTATCAGCATTAACGACGGGTTCTTCCAAAGAACGAGCAGAACAGGTAATCCACGGAGATGTTCTCGGGAACGTTATTAAAGGTAATGTGACGATGGGAGCTGGGACAGTAATGAATAAAAACACGAAGAGAAAATGAGCGAACCAAAACAAACAGTTAACGGAGATGTAGGTAACGTTGTCAGCGGTGACGTAACCATTAATAACTACTCTGGTGAAGTTTCAACTGCTACCCAGCAGCCAATTTCGCTGCTACAGAAGCGCGATTTGCACAGGTTGATGGATGAGTTAGTGGACGCTGGTGAAAGCAAGCGAGAAATGTGGTTGCTGCTCCATACCAGACTTAACACCACTACCGTCAACGAGATGACGGCCGCTGATTATCATGGCGCAGTTGAGATCCTTCAGGGGTATGCTCAGCGTATAAAGTACCTCAAAGACTGTAATATTCTGGTTGCCAAAGTAATAAGCATTACTGATCCCGCTTACCGTAAAGATAGAGACAGATATTGCCTGAAGCATTTCGGTACAACTCATCTCAAGGGAATGAGTAAAGAACAGCTTCAGGAAATATTTGGTTATTTTGATGAGTTACTGGATGTTTGTGACGACTGTGAAGTGTTGCCGTTGCCAAAGGATACTGTGCCGCAGCCAGCAAAAACGACGGTTCTAACAAAAAGAAAACCGCTCGTTATCTTAGGGGGCGGAGTTATCATCGTTGCCGCAGCTCTGGTTGGGTTCGTGAGTTATTCTGACAGATGGGCTTCAGCAAAAGAGACCAGAACGAGCGAAGAAAATATTTTTATTGTCGAGACAAATGACAATATAATAAATGCTTCAATTCCCGCTTTGCGCAGTATATTTCCTGGACTAAACAAGTACAAAGCAGATTTCCTCTCAGTTTCAAGTTACAGGCAGAAATCTGGTTGGCGCACAATTGTCTTACCCATCGCTGATGACGCACCAGTTCGAGCCAAGTACAATCTTGACCAAAATAAATGCTATATCAACATATCCCCAGATGGGGATTACGCCAAGGTACTCAATACATCATGTCTAAAACTTCTGATTGATAGTTCAGAAAGTCAGGGCAAAGCACCTAGATATCGTTTGAAATAGCAAAAAAATTGAAGCGAGAATTAGAATATTAGTTCTAAATAGTTAGAGATTTTATATATAACGAATAACAATGAATGGAGTCATAATGAACGAATTTTTAGCTTTAATTGCAGCGGTAGCCATCTGGGTCATCGTGGGTAAACTCTTGTCACGGCATTTTATCCGAAAAGGTCATAAGGTATGGTTGAGCAAAACCAGCGGAACTATTGTTGGTGCAGTAGTTGCGCTGTTTTTCTTAATTTTACTGATTCCAACCCAAGATAACGATAATCCCAAAACAGCAGCGATTGACACAAGTACAGCCCAAACTCATGCACAACCTAAGGAAGGATCTGTTGAATTAGCCCCCAAAGTTGTAAATGAACCAGTAGATATTGAGCCTAAAAAGACCTTAGAAATAACACCTGAAGTCTTCGCCAAACGAATGAATGCTAATCTTAAAGAGACCGGAAGCTTATTTAGACTAAGAGTTCATGTTAAAAGTGGTGAAGTCAATGATACTTTCAATTATACATTCAATGATCATTTAGCCATCGTGGGAACTGTCGATAAGGTAAGTCAAAAACTGTCTGGCATCACCCTAATCACCAGCGGTGATGGTACCACTAAGTCTGGTATAGATGTTATGGCCATTGTTGTATCGGCATACTCTGCAGCATTGGGTGAAAACACAATGAAAACTGGAGAGCCAGCTAAACTAATGATGAAGTTGGTTGAATTGGATAAGAAAGTTTCAGAAGGGGAATCGGCAGTTTCAACAATATTCAATGGCATAAAATTCAGTTTTATGAGTAGTGATACTATTGGTAATTGGTTCACTGCTGAGCCAATTTAACTTTTGAGGGGCAGGCCACAATGCCCCTCAAGTCAAATAATGACAAGTAGACAGTTTTAGAAATTACAAATCACTAATTCTTTCCGAGACGCCGCTTTCCCAGTGACTTTCAGGTTATAGCTAATATCCACCGTCTGAAAATTTAGACCGTTGAATGCACGCCGCATTTCCGGGATATCGTTCACCGAAATAATCATCTTTCCTTTGATGCTATGTGCCAGCTCCGCCATGTGGTCATAGTTTTCCAGCCCAAACTCCACGCCGTAGCCTTCCGTTCCCCAGTATGGAGGGTCGCAGTAAAACAGTGTATGGGGACGGTCATAGCGCTCAATACACTTGTGCCAGTCCAGATGCTCAATCAGCGTTCTAGATAGACGCAGGTGCGCCATCGACAATTCTTCCTCGATGCGCAGCAGGTTAAAGCGCGGTGCACTGGTAGTGGAGATGCCGAAGGTGTGCTCGGCGACTTTGCCGCCAAATGCCTGCTTTTGAAGGTAGTAGAACCGGGCGGCACGCTGGATGTCGGTTAGTGTCTCTTCCGGCGTGTCCTGCAACCATTTATAGATCTGGCGACTCACCAGCGCCCATTTGAACTGCCGGACAAACTCTTCCAGATGGTGTTTTACTACCCTGTATAAGTTCACCAGTTCCCCGTTGATATCGTTAATGACCTCGGTCTTGCTGGGGGTCTTGAGAAAATACAAAGCAGCTGCGCCGCTGAACGGCTCTACATAGCAGGTGTGGGTTGGAAACAGTGGCAAAATATGTTTAGCCAGACGGCGTTTACCGCCGATCCATGGAACGATGGGTAAAGATTGTTGTTTCATCATCCGTAAGCCTTTTGCAATCAGTGAAAATATGGCAGGCTAGTCTGGTCTCGCGAGACTGACTGAACCTTGGTTGGCTCACAGCTGATGTCTGTGGGTTGATGACCAGTCCGGTGTTAGCGCACCGGGCTGGTCGTTCTTTCAAGGCCATCATGCTGTTTTGTCCCATCGCTTCACTATTAACGCTGTTTAAAATCCATTACCCCTGGCATTTGTGATGCTGTCTCCCACACAACAAGGAGACGCACCATGAAAAACCTGAAAAATATTATTCCCTCTGTTAAAAAACCACGCCTGAGTGGGTGGCTACTGACCGCGGTGCTGCTGCTCGGCACCATCGGTCTTGTATCGCCGCAGCAGTTGCCGGTCGTTATCTACAAACTGTCACTCATCACGCTCGCTGCGGTACTCGGCTACTGGCTCGACCGTTCGCTCTTCCCCAAAGCCCGCCCCGGACAGTATCTCAGGCATGACGTTAAGCTGATGGCTGATGGCCGCTACCCAGTACAGACCGGCCTCCACTTGGTCTTTTCTGCCGCGCTGATCCGCCGTGCTCTGATAGTTGCAGCCGTCTGTCTGGCTGTGGCCACGGGACTGTAACGATGAACTGGCCTCAAATCACACTCATCATTCTGCTGGCCTTCGGTCTGGGCGTAACCGCGATTAAGCATGGCGAACCACGCATCGATAAATACAGCTTCTGGTGGCAGCTCGCAGGCCATCTGGTGATGGCTGGGCTGCTCTGGTGCGGTGGTTTCTTCAGCCAAGCCAGAGCCGCGCAGCCTCCGCAGGCGGCCCTGCAGTACCGTGCCGATGTGATCCGTAATGCGCGCCTCGAATGGGGGATGTCAGCGCCGGTAGCCGATTTTGCCGCGCAGCTGCATCAGGAGAGCGGATGGCGACCCTATGCTATATCGCCAGTAGGCGCTCAGGGAATGGCACAGTTTATGCCTGCTACCGCAGACTGGATTAGCCAGCTGGTACCGGGGCTGAACAGCCGGGAGCCGTTTAATCCGGCATGGGCTATCCGGGCGTTGGTCAGCTATGACCGCTGGTTGTGGCAACGCATCAGCGCTGCCGATGACTGTGAGCGGATGGCCATGACGTTGTCGGGCTATAACGGCGGGCTGGGCTGGGTGCAGCGTGATAAGCGTCTGGCCGTGCAGAAGGGGTTGGACGGTGCCCGCTGGTTTGAACATGTTGCCACGGTGAATGCCGGGCGAAGTGCTGCCAACTGGCGGGAGAACCGTCACTACCCGCAGCGCATCCTGCACGAACTGGCCCCGCGCTATCTCATCTGGGGAGGCAGCAGCTGTGTGGACTAGCCTGATAAAAAAATTGCCGTGGCGCGGCATGTTGCTCGCATTTGTCTTAGTGGGGGGGCTGTATGGCTTGTACCACTGGGGTTATCGCGGTGGTCACAATGACGCAAAACGTGACGGGGATGCGGCGATCAGCACGCTGCAGTCAACATTCGATAAGTACAAAGCGGAACAGACAGCGCTTGAGAACGCAGCACTCCGAGTCTGGGCTAAACGCTATCAGGAACAGGTTGCCGCAGGTCATCAGGCAGAGGCTGATTACCTTGAGCAGGTGGCGCAGCTTGAAAACCAGAACCAACAACTTAAAGAGAAAATTGATGATGTCACACAGCGCTGGATTGATGAAAAAGGCAAGAGTCATCCCATTGAGTGCGTGTTTACTCGCGGTTTCGTGCGTCAGTACAACACAGCGCTCGGATATACCGACGCATCCGTCGACACCGGTCATGCAGGCAGCGCTACCGCCGCTATCCCCGGTGCTAGCACAGCGCCCCGGCCTCCTGAAACCGCTGACACCTGGCTACGCGACTCTGGCGTCTCCCAGCGTGACGTCCTCGTCAACATCATCGACAACGCGAAGCAGTGCCGCGTCTGGCGCAATCAGATAAACGGGCTGCTGGACGAACGAGAAGGATTACAGAAATGACGTTGCAGGTTGAATTCTGGACGGTGGTGGGGTTCCTCATCACCTTCATGAGCTTTGTCGGTGGTATCGCAAAGTGGCTGTTCAGCAAGGCAGAGGATCGTCAGGCGGCACGATTCGCCTCGCTTGAGCAGTCATTGCAGCAATCTGCCTCCAACTGGGGCGAGTTGGAAAAAGAATTTATGCGCTTCCGGGCTGAACTGCCCCTGAACTACGTTCGTCGTGAGGATTACATCCGGGGCCAGACGGTCATCGAGGCCAAGCTGGACGCACTCTACAACAAACTGGAAGTGGTACAACAGTACCGTCATACAGGAGGTCACAATGGTTGATATCACCCGCGTGCGCCGGGAATCCCTGCGCTGGAGTCTGCTGGTCGCTCTGAACAAAACCCGTCCGTACACCGCCAGCGAGACACTGCTGCTGGATGTATCCCGCGCCATCTACCCAGACACTACCCATCTTGAACTGCGTCGGGAGCTGGATTATCTGACTGACCGTAAGATGGTTGATCTGGAGAAGAAGCCTTCCGGCGACTGGTTTGCCGATCTGACCCGCCTCGGGGTTGACCTGGTGGAATATACCGTTGAATGCGGCCCCGGCATTGCCCGCCCGGAAAAGTACTGGAGTGAATGATGGCCAGACGCAGCACCATAGATAAACTGCCGGAAAACGTGCGGCGATGGCTTGAGCGGGCGCTGAATGAATCAGGCTTCAGCGGCTATTCCGAGCTGGAGTCTTTGCTGCGTGAGCAGGGTTACGTCATCAGCAAATCGGCAATCCATCGCTATGGTCAAAAAATTGAGCGCCGCTATGGTGCTATCCGTGCAGCTACCGAAGCGGCCCGTATGCTGACCGAGGGGGCGGCTGACGATCAGGATGCGCGTTCGGAAGCCGTCATTGCCTTGATCCAGACCGAGCTGTTCGAGAGCATCGTCCAGTTGCAGGAAGCGGAAGAAGGCGAAGTCGACCCCAAAGAGCGCGTGGCACTGTTGTCGAAGGTGGCAAAGAACGTGGCTACGTTGTCCCGCGCTTCCGTCAATCTGAAGAAGTTTCAGAGCGAAGTCCGTGACCGCGCCCGACAGGTGGCCAGCAACGCCGAGAAGATTGCCCGCAAAGGTGGTCTGTCAGCCGATGCCGTACAGGCGCTGCGACGTGAAATTCTGGGGATTGCCACATGAGTCAGTTTGCACCGGTACTACCCGATACCTCCGGTTATGATGCACCTCCCGTTCTGTTGCCTTATCAGCAGCGCTGGGTTGCTGATACATCGCCATTCAAGGTGATGGAGAAAAGCCGCCGCACCGGTATCACCTGGGCGGAGGCGTCCGATAACGTGCTGACCGCGGCCTCTTCAGCACCAGCCGGTGGTATGAACGTCTATTACATCGCCTATAACCAGGACATGACCGTCGAGTATATCCAGGCCTGCGCCATGTGGGCGCGGGCCTTCAACTATGCCGCCAGCGAGATTGAAGAAGGTTTCTGGGAAGAGGATGAAGACGACAAACATATCAAGACTTACACCATCAAGTTTCCCGACTCCGGCTTCCGTGTTGTCGCGCTCTCCAGCCGTCCATCCAACCTGCGTGGTCGTCAGGGCGTTATTGTTATCGACGAAGCAGCGTTTCACGAGCAACTGAAAGAGCTGCTGAAAGCGGCGATGGCGATGCTGATCTGGGGCGGTAAGGTGCGGGTTATCTCCACCCACGATAGCGATGATAATGAGTTTAATACCACGATCACCGACATCCGTGCCGGACGTCTGGGTGGTAGTGTTCATCGTGTTACTTTCAAAGAAGCTGTGGCGGAGGGATTGTTCCACCGTGTCTGCCTGCGTACCGGGAAAGAATGGTCGGAGGCATCAGAGCAGGCGTGGATGGCATCGGTGTACAAATTCTACGGCACTGGTGCATCCGAAGAGCTTGACTGTATCCCCGCCAACGGTGGTGGCGCATGGTTGTCCCGCGCCCTGATTGAGTCCCGTATGTCACCTGATACGCCGGTGTTGCGTCTTACCTGCTCGGAGGGGTACGAGCTGAAGCCCGATGCTGAGCGCTTCAGTGAAACGCAAGACTGGCTGGATGAGAATCTGAAACCGCTGCTGGAGGCGCTCCCCGCTGATGCCCGCTCGTTTTTAGGGCGTGACTTTGGCCGCAGCGGTGACCTGTCGGTTGATTACCCCTTATTGCAGCAGAAGAACCTGGTACGCCGCGTCCCGTTCGTGATGGAGCTGCGTAATGTGCCGTTCAAGCAGCAGGAGCAAATCACCTGGTACCTGATGGATGGTCTGCCAAACCTGATGGGCGCGGCACTTGATGCCCGTGGTAACGGCTCATATCTGGCGGAATACGCCATGCAGCGCTACGGCTCCAGCCGCGTGAAACAGGTCATGCCCACCGAGAGCTGGTACCGCGAGCATATGCCACCGGTTAAGGCGGCGCTGGAGGATGGCAACCTGATTGATTTGCCGAAGGATGAAGACACGCTGGATGACCTGCGGGCGGTTCAGGTGGTTAATGGCGTTCCCCGCGTACCGGAACAGCGGTCAAAAGCCAAGTCAGACAGTGGCAAACGCCACGGGGATTCGGCTATCTCGCTGGCGCTGGCGTACTTTGCCAGCCGTGAAATTAACAAAGGGCCGGTGAAAGCAAGCTCACGCCGTCGTCGCCAGTCGGCCCGTATGCTGGAGGGTTACTGATGGCCCGTGGACTCTGGGTATCACCCAATGAATTTGTCAGCTTTGCTGAACCGAATAAGACGCTAACGGAGCAGATTGCGTCACGCAGCCGATCCATCGACTTCTTCGGTCTAGGGATGTACCTGCCCAATCCCGACCCTATTCTCAAATCACAGGGACGGGATATTCGCATCTATCGCGAGCTGCGTACCGACCCGCTGGTTGGTGGCTGTATCCGCAGGCGTAAAGCGGCAGTGAAGTCTCTGGAGCGTGGACTTGAACGTGGTCATGCCCCAGAGCGGGTGTTCAGCTTTATTAACGACATGCTCGACGACTTGGATATCTCCCGCATCATCGGCGAGATGACCGATGCCGTGCTCTACGGATATCAGCCCTGCGAAATCATGTGGGGTCGTTCGGTTAAGTCTTGGGCGGTCACCGATATCGTGGGCAAACCCCCCGAGTGGTTCCAGTTCGACAACGATAACCTGCTGCGCTTCCGAGCCAAAGACACTGGGCTGGAGGGCGAACCCGTACCGCTGAATAAGTTCGTGGTACCGCGTCAGGATGCGACCTACGACAACCCGTATGGCTTCCCCGACTTGTCGATGTGCTTCTGGCCGGTAACGTTCAAAAAAGGCGGGATGAAGTTCTGGGTGCGCTTTGCCGAGAAATTCGGGTCGCCGTGGGTTATCGGTAAGCACCCGCGCGGTACGGCACAGAGTGAGATTGACCTGCTGCTGGACTCGATGGAGGCGATGGTGGAAGACGCCGTGGCGGCGATTCCTGATGATTCCTCCATTGAAATCAAAGAGGCTGCAGGCAAGGCCGACAGCAGCGATATTTACCAGAATCTGATTACGCTCGCCCGCAGTGAAATCTCTATTGCCCTGCTGGGGCAGAACCAGACCACCGAGGCGAACAGTAACCGAGCTTCGGCACAGGCCGGGCTGGAAGTCACCAGTGATATCCGCGATGCCGACGCCGAGATTGTGGTGAGCGCAGTCAATCAGGTTATCCGTCAGGCCGTCTCGCTGAACTTTGGCGATGTGGCCAGCCCCGTCTGGAAGATGTGGGAACAAGGAACGGTCGACGACACGCAGGCCACCCGTGATGAGAAACTCAGCCGCGCCGGTGTGGTATTCACACCGCAATACTTCAAGCGCGAGTACCAGCTGCTGGACGGTGATATTGATGAGACGCCGCCGTCAGAACGCCAGAAGAACAACGCGCTGCCGCTGTCGTTCGCCGAGGCGATTGACGCCGATATTCAGGCGCAGCAGAGCCTTGATGATGCGCTGGATATTTTGGTGAACGGCGGCTCGTTAAACGGCGTGCTTGAGCCGGTGCTGGCACCGCTGTTTAAGCAGGTTGAAAGCGGTGTTAATCCTTCGGAGCTGCTGGGTGTGCTGGCCGAACTGTACCCGCAGATGAACGCGGATGACCTGCAGGAACGGCTGGCCCGTATCCTGTTTGTTTCTACACTCTGGGGGCGTCTGCATGAGCGTGACCACAGCTGAACTGGCGTACTGCATGACGTTACCCCCGAAGCGGGCCATCAGTTACCTGAAATCCAAAGGGTATAAAATTACCTGGGACTGGGAGGAGATGTGGCAGGATGCCCATGCCCGTGCGTTCACCGTGGCCAAAGTCACCCGCTTCGATATTCTGGAGGATATTCGAAGCGCTCTGCAGAAGACTCTCGATGAGGGTAAAACTGACCGCTGGTTCCGAAAGGAACTGGAGCCGGAGCTGCAGCGCAAGGGATGGTGGGGGCCGCGTGACACCACCGACCCAGTAACGGGCGAGCCAGTCACTATCCAGCAGGGTAGCCCGTGGCGTCTCGATACCATCTTTCGCACCAATATGTCCGTGCTTTACAGCGCCGGACGCTGGGCCGAACAGATGGAGAACGTCGACGACAGACCGTATTGGATGTATACCGGCATCAACGACAGTCATACCCGCAAGAGCCATCTGGTGCTGCATGGTCTGGTGCTGCGTTATGATGACCCGTTCTGGCAGGCATTCTACCCGCCGAACGGCTGGCGCTGCCGCTGCGGCGTGATTGCCCTGAGTGCAGCCGACGTCCGTGCCCGTGGTCTGAAGGTAGCGGATTCCGGCACCGCCATGGGCTGGGAGCTGAAACTGGTCTCAGAGAAAACTGGCGAGATGCAGAACGTTGCCACCTTCCAGACCGGTACCACGAAAGTGGCTACCGACGTCGGCTGGTCATATGCACCGGGTGCGGCATACCGTCCCGACCTTGCTCGCTATCAGGGCATGCTTAAACCGCTGGCACAGCAGGAACTGAGAGGGTAATGATGGCTTCCGATAATCTGGTCAACATCACTATTAACGATGAATCCCTGCGCCGGAGTCTGCAAGCGCTGGATTTAGCCGCCACAGACTTGGAACCCGCGATGCGTAAAATCGCCGGAACCCTGCTGACGGAAACGCAGTTTAACTTTCTGGATGAGGGCCGTCCGGGATGGATGCCCTCGCTCGCCGCACAGGATCGTGATGGTGAGACGCTGCAACTCACCGGACGACTGATGGGGTCAGTATCAACAGACCATGACGACAGGCAGGCAGCAGTTGGCACTAATGTCGTTTATGGCCCGATCCACCAGTTCGGCGGCAAAACCGGTCGCAATGAGTCCGTAGAGCTTCCGGCCCGCCCGTTCCTGCCGCTGACGGGGGATGGTGAGCTGCAGCATGATGTGGTTATTCCCATCCTTGATACGATTGTTCGTCATCTTGAATCTGCGGCCCGTCGCTGATGTTAACCCTCCGGGGCGGGCGATTTACCGCGTTACCCGACTCGGAGCCTTTATAAAGGTTTACAGCCCCCTCGTTTACGGCTTTAATTACTCCTGCTTCCCTCTCTGACATCTTCCCCTTATTTTTTCTAAAGCAGATTAAAAGCGCTCTTCGCGGCTTTTCCACAAACTGTCTCCGACAACATCATGCGGGGCAGCAAAATGTCAGCCATTCATATTTTCAAAGCCGGTACTCATACCGACATGCACGGCACGAAACTGCCGTTCACGCAAAGCGACCTTGCCGCCTGCGTAAAAGCCTACGATCCGTCCGTCCATGAAGCACCGCTCGTTATTGGTCATCCCAAAACGGAAGACCCGGCGTGGGGCTGGGTGAAATCCCTGTCACTTAGCGGCGCAGACCTGAATGCCGAGCCGGGTCAGGTCGACCCTCAGTTTGCCGAGATGATAGGTTCCGGGCGCTTCAAGAAGGTCTCCGCCTCGTTCTACCTCCCCGACTCACCGAACAACCCGAAACCCGGCACGCTTTACCTTCGCCACGTCGGTTTTCTGGGGGCGCAGCCTCCCTCTATTAAGGGGCTGAAGCAGGTGTCATTTGGCGAGTCAGAAGAAGGTGTCGTCGAGTTTGCCGACTGGGGCGATATCACGAATGCCTCTCTCTGGGGTCGGCTGCGTGACTTTCTGATTGGCCAGTTCGGGCTGGATGAAACCGACAAGGTACTTCCATCATGGCAGGTCGACTCCCTGCGCGAAGAGGCTTACCGCGATACCGGGAAGTCTGAACCGGACTTCAGCGAACCAAACCCTAACCCTCAACAAGAGAATGACGTGATGACCAAAGAAGAAATTGAAGCCCTTCAGGCGGAAAACACCCGACTGAAGGCAGATGCCACTCAGCGAGCCGCGCTGGATGCGAAGAACAAGCAGGAGAAGCTGCACGCTGACAACGTGTCCTACGCTGAAAAGCTGGTAAGCGGCGGTCAACTGGCCCCGGCAGCGAAGCCCGTTGTTGTCGCCATTCTGGATGCGGTCTCTGCTGGCGATAAGCCGGTGGAATTTGCCGAAGGCGACATCCGCACACCGCTTGCCACGGCGTTCAAGACGCTGCTGGATGGCGCTGCACCGGTGCTGAACTTTAGCGAGCACGCAACCAAAGACCGTGTGGATACCGGTATCTCAACGACTTCAGCAGAGTTTGCCGAAGCCGATCCAGAGCGTCTGGCGCTGCATCAGAAAGCGCTGGATTTGTCGAAAAAAGAAGGCATCAGCTACGACGCTGCTGTCTCACGCTGCCTGTAATTAAGGAGAGAGCATGTCTGATTATTTAAAGGGTAAGCGCGTCGTTGATCCGGTGCTGACCAGCATCGCACGCGGTTATAAAAATGCCGCGTTCATCGGCGAGCACATTTTTCCCATTGTCCAGACTGATAAGGAAGGCGTGACCGTGCCAACCTTTGGCAAGTCGGCTTTTGTGGAGTACGACACCGAACGTGCCGTGGGGGCTGACAGTAACATCCTGGTACGCGAGAAAACCGGCAAACTGGACCTGGTGCTTAACGAGCACGACTTGGCTGCCCCGGTGGATTACCGCGAGCAGGCAGAGTCGATGTTTAACGAGGAAGCCAAAGCCATCCGTCGCGTCACCAGTGGCGTTAACCTGAAGCGCGAGTTATATGCTGCCCGTCTGGCGCAGGACAAAAAGGTCTACCCGGCCTCATCCGTTAAAGTCCTGGGAGCCGCTGAACGCTGGTTGGAGGGTAAAGGCAACCCGATTGCCGTGATCGAAGCTGGTATTGATGTGGTACGTAATAAAACCGGTCTGCGCCCGAATCTGATGACCATGGGTGCCAGCGTCATGTCGCTGCTGAAATTCCATCCGGCGATCCAGTCCGCGATTGGGGCCAACGAGCGCAAGCGTATCACCATCGAAATTCTGAAAGACCTTTTCCAGATGGAAGACGTGGTGATTGGCGAACCGGTATCCATGGCCTCCATGAAAGATGCGCAGGATAAGGACAAAACCCCGTCCGATATCTGGGCCGATAACCTGATGCTGCATTATGTCGGCAAACCACAGCCAGGCACCGACAGCGCCGACGAAAACGAGCCATCGTTTGGTTACACCCTGCGTCGTAAGGGCATGCCTGTTGCAGACAAATATCCAGGCGCAGGCGGCAAGGTGAATTACTGCCGTTATACCGATATCTACAAAGTCGCTGTGGTCGGTGGCGATGCCGGGTATCTCATCACCAACATCGTGAAATAAGGAGACAGTCATGGGGACGACTCAACAGATCATTCTGACTACTACCGTGACGGCCAGTGCGGCGCTAACCCAGCAGCGCTTTGTTGGTGCCGATAATGCCCCCTGTCAGGCCGGAGCCGTGGCACTCGGTGTGGCAGAAATCGATGCCGCTGCCGGTGATTTAACGCCGGTTAACGTTCTGGGTATCATCGCCGTCGAAGTCGGTGCGGCTGTCACAAAAGGCCAAAATGTACAGTCCGATGCCAACGCCTGCGCTATTCCCCAGGTCGCTGCATCGGGCGACACTCCAGCAGGTATCTCTGCCGGGATTGCGCTGGATGAGGCGCTGGCCGAAGGCGATGTTATCCGCATCCTGCGTGGGGTGTGACATGTACTGCACCCTGGCGGACTTGCTGGAGCAGATACCGGAGCGGACGCTTATCCAGTTGACCAACGAGGAGATGGATTTTGACACCCCCGCCACGGTTAACGCAGACATAGTGGCGAGTTGTACCCGCTACGCAGGTGAACTGATTGATGCTCACCTGCGTGGGCGTTACACCCTGCCGCTGGCGGAAGTGCCGACCGTTCTGCGGGATATTGCCATCACGCTGTCTCGTTACCGGCTGTATGCCCGCCGCCCGGAAGGTGATCTGCCCGATACCGTCAAGGATGACAATAAGGAGGCCCGTCGGCAGCTTGAGGCTATTCGTGACGGAAAACTCACGCTGGGGCTGCAGTCTACGCAGAAGGATGTGCCCGAGTCCGGTGAAATCCGGGCACGGGCACGACGCCCCACCTTTGGCGGACGTGATGGTTTACTGGAGAAGTACTGATGAACGTTTTGCCTGTCCTTGATGCTGTGCTGGCCCGGTTACGCGAGAAACTGCCGCAACTGCAGGTGGAATATTTCCCGGAGAAACCGGCTGAGTATCGTCTCAATCATTCTGTCGGCGCGTTGTTGGTCAGTTATGCCGGGTCGCGTTTTGACAAACCGAATGATATCGGTGCGGTGATCCAGCCTCAGATTATCCAGCTGTGCGTCACGGTGGTCTTTCGCCAGCTCAATGGCAAAAGGGGGGCGATTGACGTCCTGGATATCATCCGTCGCATTCTTGGTGGCTACACCCCGCCGAACTGCCGTCGCCGTATCTGGCTGACCCGTGAAGTCTTTATCGGGGAGGTCAAAGGGCTATGGCAGTACGCCCTCGACTTTGCAACAGAAAGCGTCTTTATCGAGGACAGCGACTTACCGTCTGGCCCGCTGTTAACCGAAGTGAACTATGAGGAAAGCGAGTGATGAAAGTATACCGTTATTCCGGCCCGGCCAGCGGCGTCACGCTGTCGGACGGAACCGAAACCCTGCTCTGGCCGGGAAAGAACGTCTCCCTGCCGGAGAACCATGAATATGTGAAGGTACTGGTGGCGCTGAAGCACCTGACGCCAGTACCTGAAGAAACCCAAACCGCCAGCACACCCGCACCTCAGTTACCAAAGCGCAAAAACGGTGTCGACAGCGATGTGAAAACGGAGGACACCCATGTCAGCTAACTATCTGCACGGCGTCGAAACCATTGAGGTGGAAAACGGTGCCCGCCCGGTTAAGACGGTGAAATCTGCCGTCATTGGTCTGATTGGCACCGCCCCGTTGGGCGACGTCAATACGTTGGTGCAGTGCCTGTCTGAGAAGGATGCGGCGGCATTTGGCAGTCAGCTTACCGGCTTTACCATTCCCCAGGCGCTGGACGCTATCTACGATCATGGCGCAGGCACCGTTCTGGTGATTAACGTGCTTGATCCGGCTGTACATAAAACCGCTGTGGCCGATGAAGATGTGACGTTCGATAAAGCAACGGGCAAAGCACAACTGGCCAATCCAGTGGTCGCGCAGCTGGTGCTGAAACCGGACAGTGATGGTCAGCCTTACGTTGAGGGTGAAGACTACTCGCTCAATGCGCAGACCGGCGTAGTGACCAGTCTCGGAAAAAACATTGCGGCGGGCGCAACGGCGACGGCCAGCTATCACTATGCTGACCCGACCAAAGTCACCCCAGTTGATATCATCGGGGCTGTTAACGCGGCGGGCAACCGCACGGGCATGAAGTTGCTTAACGACAGCTTCAACCTGTTTGGCTACTTCGCCAAAATCCTGATTGCCCCGGTGTTCTGCACCCAGAACAGCGTCTCAGTAGAGCTTATCGCCATGGCTGAAAAGCTGGGGGCAGTGACCTACATCGACGCGCCGATTGGCACCACCTTTGCGCAGGCACTGACAGGGCGTGGCCCGGAAGGCACTATTAACTTCAATACCAGCTCCGACCGTGTCCGCCTGTGCTATCCGCACGTCAAGGTGTACGACGCGGCCACCAACAGCGAACGGCTGGAGCCACTGAGTCAACGTGCTGCAGGCTTGCGTGCCAAAGTTGACCTAGATAAGGGGTACTGGTGGTCTTCATCCAACCAGGAAATCATGGGTATCACCGGCGTAGAGCGCCAGTTGTCGGCGATGATTGACGACCCGCAGAGCGAGGTAAACCTGCTTAACGAACAGGGTATCACTACGGTCTTTAGCAGCTACGGAAGTGGTCTGCGTCTGTGGGGGAACCGTATGGCTGCATGGCCAACGGTGACGCATATGCGCAACTTTGAGAATGTGCGCCGCACAGGCGATGTGATCAACGAGTCCCTGCGCTATTTCAGTCAGCAGTACATCGATATGCCCATCACCCAGGCGCTGATTGATGCGCTGACGGAATCAGTCAACGCCTATGGACGTAAGCTGATTGGCGACGGTGCGCTACTGGGCTTTAAATGCTGGTTTGATCCCGCCCGTAATGAAGAGACGGAACTGGCTGCCGGTCACCTGTTACTGAGCTACAAATACACGCCGCCACCGCCGCTGGAAAGGCTGACGTTTGAGACCGAGATCACCTCGGAATACCTGTTAACCCTGAAGGGGAATAGCTGATGGCAAAGATTGAGATCAACCGCATCACCAATGCCAACATCTATCTGGATGGCGCTAACCTGCTGGGGCGGGCCGAGGAGGTCAAACTCCCTGACGTGTCCATGACCATGCAGGAGCACAAAGCGCTGGGGATGGTGGGTAAGGTGGAACTCCCGGCAGGCTTCGACAAAATGGAAGGCGAGATCAAGTGGAATAGCTTCTATCGCGATGCGATGTTGTCTGCCGCTAATCCGTATAAATCGCTGGCCCTGCAGTGCCGATCCAGTGTGCAGCGCTACAGCTCACAGGGGCTGATTGATGAAATCCCGCTGGTGACCTTCCTGACTATCATGTTCAAGAAGAACCCGTTGGGCACGTTCAAACAACACGAGAACGCCGAGTTCTCCAGTAGTTTTACCTGCACGTACATCAAGCAGGTACTGGACGGTGAAGAGCTGCTGGAGCTGGACTATCTGGCCAACATCTTCCGCGTCGGCGGTGTTGACCAGTTGACTGACTACCGCATCAATATCGGGGGGTAATCATGGTGGTACCCAAAATTGAGCGTAAAACGATAGACGGCCTGGTGGCGTCGCTGAATTATCAGACCCACCATTTTCCGGGCACCACGCTGACCATTGCCGTCGCACTGATGCCGGATGGCTTTATGGTCAGCAGTGGATTCAGCGCCACGGCACATCCGGGGCTGTTCGACGAGGAGACCGGCAGGAAGGTGGCCATCGCCAAAGCACAGCATAATGCCAGCGAGGCGTTATGGCAGTTTGAGGGGTATAAGTTGAAGTCTTCGCTGGCTGCAGGGAACAAGGATGACCGTTGAGATTGAAGACAAAGGCGGTCACTGCGGTTCTATCGGCATGGGAAATGGTACCTGGTTCACCATTCTGGATATTCCGGGGGTTGAAAACCTTTTTAATACCCGTAAAACCAATGATCCGATTAACTGTACCCGTTCAAAGGCCCGCAAACTGGCTGATTTGATTGAAGCCTGGACGCCACCCGACCACTGGTTCACTGGCATCGGTAAGGCCGAAGGAAAAGCGCTACTCATTGCGTTCCTGCGCAACTGCAAGGGGTTTCGCACTCACTGATATCACAGGGGCTTCGGCCCCTTTCTTCTTAATCCCCTTTAATATCTGTCGCCCTCCCTAACGGACATACTGCTCTGAACTTACACAGGAGCACGAACATGTCACAAACCAAATCTGAAGCCGAACTCTTTATTCTGAAATATCCTTTCACCACAGCGGCTGGTGAATCAATCCCCCAGCTCACCCTTAAACGCCTGACGGTTAAAGACCTCAAGCAGGTTAAAAAAGTCCACAAAGACCCAAATGACTGGGATGAACCGCTGATCTCCCGCAGCACCGGTCTGCTTCCTGAAGACCTGGATAATATGGATTTAGCGGATTATCTGGATCTACAAAAACGATTTCAGCAAGTCACTGGGCTGGGCAAGAGCAACGAAGACGCTGATGCAGGCGCAGGGGCTACTGGCGAGGTGGTTTAGGTTTCAGCCGGGGGAGATTGATGCCCTCGATACTGACGATCTGGAAATGTGGCTGGATCAGGCTGAAGAGCAAATCAAGAGCGAGTACGGCGACAACCAGTAGTTCTTCAGCCCCGAGCAGCCGCACTTCGCGGCTGTTCTTTATGGTTCCCCACCATTTCCCTCCTGTCTTTTTGCTTTCAGAGGATAACTACCGTGGCCAGTGAGTTTTCAGTCGGCGTCATCATTGGCGGCATTGTCGGGAGCAGCTTTCGCTCCGCCGTCAGCGGTACCCGACGCGCCCTTGACTCTCTCGGTGATACGTCACGCCGCCTTCAGGAGCGTCAGAACGCCTTAACCCGTGCAACAGAACGCTATGGCCAGTTGGGTTCTTCCCGGATGCAACGCCTCAACAGCGATCTGCTGCGCGTGAGTCGCACAATGGAGCAGATTGAACGCCAGCAGCGCCGCCTGTCGGCGGTATCGGCCACCAGTGATGCACTGAAATCCAACCGTATGGCGCTCTATGGTCAGGGGGCAGAGACTTACGGCATCGCCCGAACGCTGGGCGCACCGGTCATGAACTCAGTCAAACAATATTCGTCATTCGAGTCTCAGTTACGAGATATCGGTGTCACCGGTGATCTGGATTCAAGGCAGGAACAGGCCATCGGTACAGCCATTCGTCGGGCATCCCTGCAGGTCAATCAGCTCCAGGAATCCCTGCTGGGGGGCGTGGGTCAACTGGTTGCCGATGGCATGAATCCAGAACAGGCAGCGACCTTTGCCGGGATGCTCGGTAAAGCGGCCACGGCTACCAAGGCGGATATGACCGACCTCGCCAAAATGACCTATGCCTTCAGCGATGCGCTGAAAATTACCGATGCGAAAGAGCTGGAGCAGGCGTTTGGGATTGCGGCAACCGGGGCTAAACTCGGCTCGTTTGAACTCAAGGATATGGCGAAAGCGTTACCCGGTATGGCCAAAGCCTTCGCTGCACGTGGAATTTACGGTAAAGACGCCATAACCCAGATTGTCGCCAGTCTGGAAGTGGGTAAAGGCAGCGGCTCAGCGGAAGAAGCTGTCACCAATATGTCCAACTGGCTGGCGGCAATGGGACGCGGAGATACAACACAGAAATACGCTAAGGCTGGCGTGGATTACCAGGGGTCAATGCAAAATTATGTAGCCCAGGGCCTCTCTCAATATGAAGCCTCACTGATGATTGCCAACCGATTTATCGACGGTAAAGGCAAGGCATTCGTACAGCAATGGAAAGCTGCAGGCTCAAGAGGCGATCAGGAAGGTCAGCAAAAGCTGATGGAGTCCTTCGGACTGGCGGAAGTCTTCACCGATATTCAGACCGTCAACCATCTGCTGTCGATGCGTCAGGGTTGGGATAAATACCAGTCTAATAAGCAGGAAATGAATACTCCTTCTGCAATGTCTACGCTGGACAAGGATGCTGCGAAACAAAATGATACGCTCGAAGGGCGCTGGCGCAGAACGCTGATTGGCTTTAACGACTCGGCTATTAGCATCGGTGAATCATTACGCCCAGCGTTGATCCAGTTAGGGGAAACGTTCATCCCATTAATGAACAGCGCTGGAAAATGGATCGCGGCTAATCCGCAACTCGTGAGCGGTACGATTCAGGTAATCGGTGCATTACTTGCGTTCAAGATGGCAACCATCGGCCTCAAGCTCGGACTGAATCTTCTTATCTCACCTTTCGTTAATGTCTGGAAAAACGCCGTGCTCCTTCGGGCCAACTGGTTGCGGCTATCGCTCGCGCTGGGGGAAGGCGGCAAGCTCCGCTGGCTGGTGACCGGCTTCAGTGCTGCTGCCAAAGGAGCCAGAACCCTTGGCGGCGTGCTAGCTGGGGGGCTGGTTCGCGGCATTATGATCGCCGGGCGTGCCGTTCTCTGGATTGGCCGGGCACTGCTGATGAATCCCATCGGCCTGGCTATCACCGCCGTCGCGGCTGCGGCTTACCTTATTTATCGTAACTGGGGGGCTGTCAGCAGTTGGTTCAAACAGCGCTGGGCTGACATTAAAACGGCCTTTAATGGTGGCATCGTAGGGATAGGTAAACTGTTACTCAACTGGTCGCCGGTTGGGCTGCTGTATAAAGCCTTTGCTGGTGCGCTGAAATACCTAGGCATTGATTTGCCTGCGCAATTCACTACCTTCGGTGGCCATCTTATTGACGGTCTGGTAAACGGTATCAAAAATAAATGGAACGACGTTAAATCTACCGTTACTGACCTCGGCGACAACGTCGGTGGCTGGTTCAAGGAAAAACTGGGCATTCATTCGCCGAGTCGCGTGTTTATGGACTTCGGTGACAATATCGCGCAGGGGGCTGCTATCGGCCTACAACGTACCACACCACTGGCCGCACTGGCGGGTCAGCGCCTGGCCACCGAAATGATCCCCGACGTTCCTCGGCTTCCGTCACCAGAAATTATGGCTGCGGGTTATTCTGGGCGTGGAGCAGCTACCGCTGGCGGAACCTCTGGTGGTATTCAAGTCAGCTTTAATCCCCAGTTTTACCTCAGTGGCAAAGAGATTGCCGCACCTGCTGGGCTGACCGGTGCACTGAATATGAGCCTGCATGAGCTAGAGAAAATGCTGGAGCGCCTGTTGGCTCAGAAGCAACGTCGGAGGTACGAATAATGTTTGCGGTACTGGGTGATATTGAGTTTGAGCTGATTACCTACTGGGACGGCTTCGAGGCTACATTCGGTGTCGATTATGCCGAACATGCCCGCATCGAAGGAAAGCCCGGCTTGCAGTTCGTTGGCGATAAGTTGGACGAAATCCAGATCAGTCTGGTCTTCCATCAGCATTATTGTGTACCCGATGTGGAGCTGGCACGTCTGCGAACGGCGATGAAAGCCCATCAGGCGCTGGCGCTGGTCTTCGGCAATGGCGACTATCGCGGCTGGTTCGTCATTACCGACGTGACCGCAACCAGTGAACAAACCGACAGTACCGGAAACGTGTTGGCCGTCAACGCCACCGCGTCGCTGCGGGAGTACATCGGCGACCCTAAGAACCCGCTGCAGCCACCGGCAATACGCGCGCAGGTTCCTGGTATCGGGGCGGTCTCTGGTGCCGTTCCTTCACCTTCCGGCGTGGCTCAGTATGTTCGCGACGGCGTCAATTATGCCAAACAGGCGCAGTCTGTTCTCCAGAGCACCATTAGTGCTGTTCGGGTGGCGCAGAAGATGAAGGATAACCCCGCCGTCGCGCTGACCCGCGTGCCAGGGCTGATGAGTGGACTGGGCAACGTATCCGGGGCGTTAGGTCAAAGTGTTCCGGCATTTAATGCGCTCTCTGAATCCATGCCCGACGCTATCAGTCTGGCCAGAGCCACCAGTGATGCGGCCACGTATGTGCAGCAGGCGCAGTCCTCACTGAACGGCGTTGACGGCAGCAACATCGCAGCGGCGCTTGATGCCGTCTCCGGTCAGCTGAATTCAGCCAGTACCACCTTCACCCGCATGTCGCCGGGATTAAGCACCATGGCAGCTAAAATTCTGGCAAGGAGTGTGTGATGTTTCTTGAACATATCACCCGTGACGGGGAGCGCTGGGATTCTTTGGCATGGCAGTACTATGGCGACCCACTGGGGTATCCCCGGATTATCGCCGCTAATCCGCATGTGGCCATCACGCCGGTGCTCCCCTCCGGGCTATTGTTACTGATCCCTGTTATCGAGGCCACCGATGCCAGTACAGAAGAGGATATTGCTCCATGGCTGAGGTAAACAGCATCACACAGGCTGCGTCAGCGTTGACTGGCGTCAGTGACGTTCTTAGTCCGGTGTTCACCCTGTGGTATCTGCAGAAGAATATCACTAACGATATCGCACCTTATGTCACCCGCGTGACCTACAGCGACAACATCAAAAGCGAGTCCGACACCATTGAGGTTGAGCTGGACGACACCGATGGTCGGTGGCTGGATAAGTGGTATCCGGGCAAGGGTGACACGTTGACGCTAAAGATGGGCTATCAGGGCGAGAAACTGCTGTCCTGCGGTACGTTCTCGATAGACGAGATCGAAGTGAGTTCGCCCGCGTCCGTTGTCGCTATCCGGGGCGTGGCCACATCGGTTAACAACGCCTTACGGACTAAATCCAGTCGCGGCTTTGAGAACACCACGCTGGCAGCCATTGCTGGGCGTATCGCCAAAAAGCATCAGTTGAAGCTGGTTGGCAGCATTGAATCCATCAAAATTGACCGGGTGACGCAATATGCCGAAACGGATGTCGGTTTCCTGCGACGGTTAGCCAGCGAGTATGGCTATGCGGTGAAGGTCGTCAGTGACCAGCTGATTTTCTCCCATCTGGCCACGCTTCGTGGACAGGAGCCCGTTAAGCAACTGAAACCGCAGGATGTCGCCCGCTTTTCCCTGCGCGACACCATCAACCGGGTCTACAAGTCTGCGAAAGTGAAACACCAGAAAAGCAGCAGTAAAAAGTTGATCGTCTATGAGGCTGACGGCGGCACCAGTGAAAGCGATAAACAGACCAAAGGTGGCAAGGTCACGAGCGCCGACTCACTGAAGGTCAACAGCCGCGTCAGCGACACTGATAGCGCAAAAATCAAGGCGGACTCTGCGCTGGCCAGCCATAACGAATATCAGCAGAACGGCTCCCTGACGCTGATGGGGTCGCCCCAACTGACGGCGGGCAATAAAATTGAACTGGTGGATTTTGGTCAGTTATCCGGGCCATGGCTGATAACCACGGCCCGCCATGCGTTTGACCGCAACGGTGGTTATGTGACGGAACTGGATGTGGCACGGGGGCCAGTGACTCAGGGCAAGGCGAAAAAAGGCAACAAGTCCGGCAAGACCCAGACGCTCACCGTCTACAAACCGGACGGCAGCACCTCAACGGTAATAAAGGAGAAGAAAAAATGACAGGTGTTACCCTCCAGACCGGAACAGTCAGTGCTGTCGATGTTGATGGAGTGAAAGCCCGCGTACGGTTGCCGGAGTGCGACAATATGCGGACCAACTGGCTTGACGTCCTTCAGCGCAACACGCAGAACAACAAAGACTACTGGCTCCCAGATGTGGGAGAGCAGGTCAAAGTGCTGCTGGATGAAAATGGGGAGGATGGTGTTATTCTTGGTGCAGTCTATTCAGACGTCGATAAACCACCGTTCAGCGACAAGAACGTGCGAGGTACCAAATTCAGCGACGAGGCTGAGTTCAGCTATAACCGCGCTTCGCACACCCTCACTATCCGGGGGGGCATCGAACACATGGTGATCGAATGTAGCGCTGACGTGATGGTGAAAACGCAAAAAGCTACGATTGATGCACCTCAGACCGAAGTGACCGGTGACATGCTGGTCAGGGGTAAACTGACTTATGAGGGTGGCATGGCAGGCTCTGGCGGCAAAGGTGCTGCCGCGACAATTAAGGGCAACGTCGAGATTATCGGGAACGCCCACTCAACTGGCAGCATGTTGTCAGACGGCGATAACTCCAACCACCATTCCCACTGATTAAGCAAATACCGAACACCATTTTAAAGCCCGTTAATATGATAGAATTTTGCACTATCACCAATTTAACGGGGACTAACATGCGGTTATCAAGATCCTTATGCAAAGTTGTCGGCGATGTCATCGCGAACACTGGGTCTCATGCAGCTTTAGATTCATTATTTCTATCTTCAGGGGCACCGGGAGAGCCACCTGCTGGCTCTCATAGTACAAAATGGAAGGACTGGTTATACCTAGCGGGTCAAGATCCAGAGACAGATAGTTTGTCTGTGCTCGGCGGGGTCATTGAGGAGTTTATGGATCTTCCTCCAAAAAATGGAAGCCCCGAATATCTGGAATGGAAGGAAAAACGGGAAAAAATTGAAGCAGTACTTGAAGAGAATGGTCTGAGGTATTACCGCTTTGGTCGCGTGCTTCCTCAAGGTCATATACACCCAAATAGCATGAATTACGCCGATACAATAACCACTTATCAACAACCGGTGATGCCAGAAAAAGTCGAGATCTTGCTAGAACGGTTAGTTAAAGGACTACAACGCGCAATGCATCCCCTTACTCACAGAAGGAAAGGGAGCCAATCACTATCTTTTAGTAATGAATATGATGTGCAAGATCTTCTTCATGTGTTGCTCAGACCATGGGTTCAGGACATTCGCCCCGAAGAATTTACACCAAGCTATGCAGGATCTAGCACCCGTATGGATTTTTTGTTACCTGCGCATAAATTAGTTCTGGAGACAAAAATTGTTCGAGATCGTAGTCATGCAAAGAAAATAGGTGACGAACTCATTATCGATATTGAGCATTATCGGCGACATATGGACTGCAAAGACCTCTGGTGTGTCATTTACGATCCGAACCAGCTCATTACAAATTCTGAAGGGCTTAAGTCAGACCTTGAAGGTAAAAGAGCCTCTAAGGATGGAGAATTAATTGTCAAAGTATTCGTGCTCTAGTTCGATCTAAACCATAATAATCTCTTATTAAAATCCTTTAATATCGGTGTTCCCGCGCAGGGGCAATACTGCCCCTATGAAAACAACCTCCGTATTCTGGCAACCGGCCCTGCAGGCCCCCGGCGAAATCGTCCAGGGGCTGGATGATATCTGGCAGGCCATCCAAATCATCCTGCGAACACCTCGTGGCAGCAACCCGCATCGCCCGGAGTTCGGCAGTAATCTGCAACTTTATATCGACTGGCCCATCGACCGGGCTATCCCACATGTGGTGCGAGAGTCCGTCGATGCCATTCGGCGCTGGGAGCCTCGCTGCCAGCTTATGTCGGTTAAACCCGCCGTTGACGGCGAACATCTTACGCTCCGGGTGAGCTGGAAAGGCTCAGACGGACAGACCCGGACTCAGGAGCTGCTATGGCGCTGACAGAACCCGACTTTATTGAACGCGACGCCGATAAAATCACGGCTGAAATGATTGCGCAGTACGAAGCCGCAACCGGAAAAACGGTGTATCCCGCTCAGGCCGAGCGGTTGCTGATTGACCTATGGGCATACCGCGAAATGCTGGTCAGGGTGGCAGCGCAGGAAGCGGCCAAACAGAATTTGGTCGCCTTTGCCCGTGAGCCGATGATTGACTACCTCGGTGAACTGGTCGGTGTGTACCGTCTGGCTGCGCAGCCTGCCTCCATCCCGCTCCAGTTCTCCGTGGATGAGACTCTTGTTATCGATGTGCTGATCCCAGCTGGCACCCGCGTCAGTGCCTCCGATAGCATTATTTTTGCCACCGATACGGACGCAGTGCTGAAGGCCGGGTTACTGCTGGTCAACACCACGGCTACCTGTACCGAACCGGGCGTCGCTGGCAACGGCTGGCAACCTGCGCAAGTGAGCCAGTTGCTTGATGAGATTGATAACGTCGACCTGCAGGTAACCAATCTAGCGGCCAGCTCTGGCGGCTCAGAACAAGAAGACAATGACAGGCTGCGCGAGCGCATCAAGCTGGCCCCAGAATCGTTCACGAATGCTGGGAGCCGACAGGCATACCGGTTTCATGCCATGCAGGCGCATCCCAATATCGTCGACGTTGCAGTGCTATCCCCGGTTCCGGGTATCGTGGAACTGTATCCGCTACTCAGTACCGGCCTGCCTGACGACAGCATCCTCACACTGGTTGAGAGCTTTTGTTCAGACGAGAAAGTCAGGCCGCTCACTGATACCGTGCGGGCTAAAACACCTGTACAGGTGGATTACACCATTGAAGCCAACATCACAATTTACCGTGACCAGGATGCCAACTCGATAAAGGACAGCGCCAACAGCGCTATACAGAACTGGGTGGCGTCACGCACCGCTGCGCTGGGCCGCGATATTGTCCCCAGTCAGATTATCAGCGTGCTGTCCGTTGCTGGGGTCTACCAGGTCGAACTGGTAACACCATCGCTGAGAGTCGTTGCTGAAAGCGAGTGGGCAAACTGTACGGCGATCACTCTCAATATGGCTGGGGTATCCGATGGCTGAGCCACTACAACTCCCGCCACCACTTGAGGGTGATATCAGCCTCAGAGCGTTGGGCAGATTGGCTGGGCGGCTGGACAGCATCGACCTGAGCGCGCTGATGGTCTATCTGGTTGATATTGTCGACAGCTCCGCGCTGCCATGGCTGGGCAAGCAGTTTTCGTTGTTCGGCGATGGCTGGGAGCTGGCGGAGTCGGATGATGTACGTCGCACGCTTATCAAATCCGCCATCGAGCTGCACCGCTACAAAGGGACGCCGTGGTCAATCCGGGAGATTATCCGACGTTTCGGCTTCGGGGAGGTGGATCTGATTGAAGGCACGGGTCAGATAGGCTACGACGGCAAACACACTTACAACGGGCTTTTCGTCCATGGAGATGTTGAAGCATGGGCGGTTTATCGCGTCATTCTCAAGCAGCCCATCACTAACGATCAGGCGGCGCTGTTACGCCAGACACTAGCAGCCTTTGCTCCGGCCCGCTGCCATCTGGCGAGCTTAGAGTATCAGTCTGTCGCGATTCGCTACAACAACACCGTCAACTATGACGGCAGTTATAACCACGGGAGCAGTTAAATATGGCAAACCTACCAGAAACCCCGCAGTGGGAAGACGGCGTCTACCAAATCGAGGTCTCTGACCCCGTTCTGGGCGGGCCTGACGGGATATCTAACCGTCAGGCTAAACAGCTGGCCAGCCGCACAACATACCTTAAACAGAAGGTCGAAAAAGGCGGAACAGACCTTACTTCACACATCGCAGCAGCTGACCCTCACCCCCAGTACGCGCCAAAGGCCAGCCCTGTTTTTACCGGAACGCCAACAGCACCCACGCCTGCCGTTAACGACAACAGCAAAAAACTGGTGACGACAGAGTTTGTGGCAAGAGCGATTGCGGCTCTTGCTGGCACAGCGCCAGAGACATTGGATACGCTGAAAGAGTTAGCCGACGCGCTGGGCAATGACCCAAATTTTGCCACCACGATGACCAACGCCTTGGCCGGAAAAATGGATAAAGCCAAAAATGGTGGTGATATTCAAAATGTAGCAACCTTTATCGCAAACCTTGGTTTGGGAACTGCGGCAACCAAAAATGTCGGAACCGGTGCGGGACAAATACCCGATATGAGCGCCTGGTCATTTGTCAAAAATGCCGATAGTAGTAAATGGACGTTGAGCTTGCCCAACGGTTTTTTACTTCAGAAATGCTCCGTTGTCACTCCGGGCGCGGCGGCAACGGTTAATGCCGTTTGGTTAATCCCATTTCCGATTGAGTGCTTGGGCGTGTGGGGGGTAGATGGCTCATCTGGTGTCGCTGATTTATCGTCTACTAACGCAGCTCAATTACCTGCCGGTCGTATTTATACCATGGGCCAAACAACTACCTATGCTCCTGTTGGCGGCTATGGCGGCATTGATATTTACGCAATAGGACATTAAGAATGAAATATTATTTCTCACCCAGCACACTTGGCCTTTACCGTGAAGAAATGAAACCGCGCTATATTGCGGCCGAATCATGGCCTGGTGATGCAATAGAAGTTACGCAGGATATTTATGACCAATACACCAGCACAGCCCCAACAGGGAAAGAAATAGGTGTTGATAACGCCCAGCCTTGTTGGGTCGATATTCAAACGCCACCGCTAACCCCCGACCAACTAGCGGCAAAGGCTCGCGCCCATCGTGATGATTTTATTATGGCGACTGACCCCATGATGGTCAGTGATTACTCGATTGACGATATGCCACTGACGGCCACGCAACGCACTGAATTAGCTACCGCGCGTGCACTTTATCGCGCATGGCCGACAGTGGAAAACTGGCCGCTGATTGAGTTGCCCGAACTGCCGCAATGGTTATTAGTTGAAGCGGTAAATCAAGGTTATCGCGTGCCTGTCTGGCCGCCGGTATTCTAA